TCTTTGTCTAAAGTTTCACTTATTTTACTCATCATCGTTCTCCTATCGTTTCGTTAGTTTGCCATTTTCATTAAAATAATATTCTGAGCTTTCTTGAAACTTTGTATCTTTAGTACAATTTTCACAATCGTCTGTACATTTCTCGATATACTTTGCATCTTCTAAAAACGCCTTTGCTGTACTTCTGTGTATGGTATGACATTCATCACGGTTGTAGCCTTTCAGATAAACCCATATTGAGTAATTTCCATTTTCATTAGGGTCAGTGTCTTCAATGTCGATAGCCCAAATTTTTTCTTTGTTTTTCTCTAACCATTTAGTGACTGTTTTTGGCATTTCGTTACTGTGCATATTGTTCTCCTCGGCTATGCACATCCTTGTGCTTTAATTTAAAGTTAAAATGAATAATCGTGATGTCTGCGAGGAGTTTCTGATTCTATAAAAATGCTTTTTGATGTATCTCTCCAATAACCATCTTTATTTTTTCTAATTCTAAAAATTGCTAACTCTGAGTTACTGGTACATTTCCATTTTTGATTTTCTTCGTAAGCTGCCGATAGCTGCTCGGAATCCATCCGTCTAACCTCTAAAGTTTTATCGCTAATTACATTAACAATTTCATGTGGATAAATGTCTGAGCCAACTATCATGTTCCAGTATTTATGTATCATTTTATTTTCTCCTATATTGTTGATATGGCCATAATAACTGGCTCCACCTTGGAGTAAAGTATTTTTTTACATTTATTACATATTTAGCTGTTTTCGTAATTCGGCCAATTTTTGCTTTAATTTGCTTTTTTCCATTATTTTTGGGTTGTGCTCTAATTTTGCGTATTTAAGCGGTTTAGACGCCTCACAGTACTCAATTAATTTGCCTAGTGTCATATACCCATTATGCTTTTCAATCGCTTTAACAGCCTTAAAAAAGGCCTCAGAGGTGTATTTAGAGGCTATTGCGCTATACCACGTTTGAAATTCGATTGTTCTGCGGTCATTTTGCATTATTTCCCAGTGAATAATGCCGTACGACTGTAGAATTCTTATTCCCTTTGCAAAATCACCCTCATTGAAGTTGTATGAGGGCTTCGTCTCGTTTTTCTTGTTTAGTTTGTTCAGTTTTATTTCGCCTATTCTTTTCATCTTCTTCCCATCCTTTTTTTCGATTAACCCATTGAGTCGCACTTGATTTCCAGCATTTCATAGGAGTTTTATTCCTACCGACTACCCAGCCTACAGAATTGTAGTGATTAATAAATTCTTGAGCAGTTGCTTGTGGTTGTGTGGTGATGTCTTGAATATGACCTATAACATCTGAAATGGTTGGCTTTACCATCTTTTTAGTGGTTAGTGGTTTATGGTTAGTGGTTAGCAATGCGTTCGCATTACTTTTGCTATCCCAACGCTTTTTTGCTGCTTCTTTCGCTTTAGTGGTACGATTTCTATAAGTTGTTATTTCTTCATCACATCTTGAATGATGATAGACACCAAGGTTTTTAGTAGTATCCCCTTTATCGAAATCATATTTAGGATGATTACTAAAAAATTCTTTGAGTATCTGGTCTGCCGCCTCTTTTTCCTCCTCACTTCTTATACTTAATTTTCTGTACAAAATAGCTTTATCACCAATTAGAGGCTCCTCGGTTAGATAGTACATTTCTATCATTTGGCGATATATGTCCCTCTCTAACCGTGTTAGATGTGCCGTATGAGCATTAAAATCTTTAATATTATGTTTGTAATAGTGCATGACCCCTCCATTATTGAGTGAAAATAAATTTTACTTTTTCCAAATATTAAAGTAAAGTGCAGTTTTACCACATAAAATAGGAAAAAATTATGGGAAAAGTAATTATAGACATGCCGAACAAACCAAAGGTAGAGATGGACATAAAAGATGCCGACAAAGGAAGTATAGCCGAAGCCATGGCAGGCGTTAAAAAAGCTACCGATAAATTATTAGATGATGACCCACAGCTAAAGGCAAAAGTTAATGCCGACCATAATAGGGAAATAAATAGATTAGCTGATAAATTTATAAAAGTGTTTCAAAACGACCCTACTAAATTTTCAAAAGCACGACAAGAAATGCTAGATACGGAAGATGATTGGGAATATTACGAAAAACGTGTACTAGCGCAATTATTAGCGAGAGTAAAAATGGATGCCAAGATACTACGCCAAAGAGCATTAAAATTTGAAAAATTAAGAATAGTTATCGAGAAGCATAATGACTAATTACGAATTTCTAAAATTAAAAAACAAGGCTTTAGCCACGAAAATTAATGAACACAAAGAAAGCATCAATATTGAGGATATTGGGCGAACTGTAAGTGAAAAACTAGACACAATTAGAGGTATGCAGCTGAAATTAGAAGTAGCTGCACAAACTGAATTGGTCACTTTATACAATAAGTGTATAGCTAAATACGGTTATACCCACAAAGGTTGTAAAAGAGCTAATGCAATATGTGCCTCTGCACATCCGACTTTATGGGATATACACAAAGAAGAAATTTGGCAAAAAATTGATGAAAACTTTAACAACGAGCTATTTAGGAGAAATTATGAATGACATTGACAAAGAAGTAAGTGAATTAACTGGTAGGCGAATATTAGACCTGTCTGATTTGTGCAAACCTTTAGATATTAATGACATAGAATTTAGGGTAGGCCATAAAAACCAAATGGGACAATTTATTTTAGCGTACAAAACTGCACGTATCGACATGGCTAGGTTAGACAGTGTTGTAGGGCCAGAAAATTGGCAAAGATGCCACACTAAACTTGAAGGTACTAATTTTTGCAAAGTAGGCATAAAAATTGGTAACGAATGGGTATGGAAAGAAGATGTAGGCGAAGAATCCACACAACATTCTGAAAAAGGTGCTGCTAGTGATTCGTTTAAACGAGCCTGTACTAATTGGGGTATTGGCAGGGAGTTATATAGGCTTCCTAAAATAATCGTAAAAACACAAGAACGTATATACCCACAATCTTGGCAATGGGTAGCAAATACAAATGATAATGGTTTTATTATTGGACTAAAGGCACAAAATAAAGATACAAAAATGCCTTTGGAGTATTTGCGATGATATATGACCAAATTGTCCAAGGGACAGAGGAGTGGTTTGAAATTAAACTAGGTGTACCAAGTGCAGGTACTTTTAACACATTATTAACGACTCAAGGCAAAAGGAGCGCACAAGTTAAATCAACCATTAAAAAACTGGCTGACGAGCTTATTCGCTACGAACACTTTGAAAGTTATACCAATGAAGATATGGAGGAAGGCAAGTTACGAGAAGCAGAAGGGCGTACACGTTACGCAGAAGGGCTAGATATGACTACCATCTATCACCCTGATTTAGACCATACAAAAGGTGTAGTTAAAGAGGTGGGATTTGTAACCAAAGAATTTGAACAGCTAGCACATATAGCGCCGTTCAATAAAATTGGCTGCAGCCCTGACGGTTTAGTTTTTAAAGATAACAAACTGGTGGGAGGTGTAGAGATAAAAAGCCCTAGACCTTACACGCATTTAGGCTATTTAGAGGACAAAAAAATACCGTCTAATTATTTGCTACAAGTCGTAGGTAATATGTATGTATGCGGTTGTGAATATTGGGATTTTTTTAGCCATCATAAAGACTATGAAAAATCGTTTTGCTTACGAGCACATAGGGATGAAACAAGCATACAAGAATTATTTAATGAGTTAGAACAAGTATGTCTAGATACCTTACTAGGTATACATAACTTATTTAACCAGTATAGTAATTCCGATAAAGAAAACATAATCGAACGTAAACAATTAATATATAAGCAAAAAGGGGAATAAACATGGCTAGCAAAGGTGTTAATAAAGCAATAATAATAGGTAATGTAGGTAGTGACCCAGACATAAGGACAATGCCTAATGGCAATCAAGTAGTGAATTTATCTATAGCAACAAGCGATGAATGGAAAGACAAAAACACAGGAGACAAAAAAGAAAAGACAGAATGGCATAGATGTGTATTTTTTAACAAAATAGCAGATATTGCAGCTCAATACGTTAATAAAGGCTCTAAACTATATATAGAGGGTCGTTTACAAACTCGCAGTTATGAGCAAGATGGAGTAAAAAAATATTCTACTGAAATCGTAGTAAATGATATGCAAATGCTAGACAGCAAAAATACCAATAGCAATAATGAGGTAAAAGAAGCTAGTAAAAATGATGTAGAAAAATTTGATGCTTTTGACGATGACATACCATTTTAGGCCAAAAGGTTAATCATAGACCTTTCCTAGCACTCTGGCGGTAGTGTGGCCGAAAACCGCCACCATTAAAAAAGCCCCTGTAAAACAGAGGCTTTAGAGGAGGTAAATAAAATGGCCTGTATTAACAAGCATTATTAATATAAAGGAGAAACAAATGGATATCAATATAAATATAGGCCATTCAATACAAAACGCACAAATAATTACTGGGTTAAAGTCTGTTGAGGTTGCAAAAGAGTTAGATGTATCTAAACAGCTTTTTCGTTATATAACCAAAAACAAAGATATTAGTTTTACTCGAGCTGTTAAATTAATTGATATTTTTGATATGTCATTATCCGAATTTATTAAATTAGGTGAACAAGACCCTGATACATTTAAAAAACAATATTTAGGTTATATTGAATGACTTACAAAACTAGAACCACGACACAAAATTCAGCCATTCATAAATATTTTGAATTGCTAGCGGAGGCCTTTAATGATGCTGGCTACACACAAAAGCATGAAATATTCAGCAAAGTAGATTTAAATTGGACTGCACATAGTATTAAAGAGGGTCTATTTAAACCTATACTCGAGGTAAAAACTGGCAAAAAATCGACTGCTGATGCTACTACTGTAGAAATTAGTGAAATTCATAAAATATTAAATCTGTGGTGTATGCAAAACACAGGTATTGATGTACCTTTCCCAGACAGATATGGATGCCAAGAAACTACGCCCAAAAGCATTAAAACTAGCGCAATTACTAGCGAGACTAAAAGCAGCTGACGACAATGGTTATTGCGTATGTGTTTCATGTGGAACAATTAAGCATTATAAATTAATCGCTGGCGGTCACTTTATCCCTAAGGGAGCTAGTAGTTATCATGCTTTGCGCTATGAATCTTGTAATGACTACGGTTGCAATATTCATGCTCAATGCCATGGTTGTAATAATTTCGGCATGAAGCATGGTACAGCGTCACAGAAATACACTATATTTATGCAAAATACATACGGTCACGAAAAAGTAGAAAGAATGTTAGCCCACCAGAAAAAACCGATTAAAATGTATAAGGCTGATTATTTGGAAATGATAGCGGATTTAAATGCGAAAATTAAAAAGGAGCAAAAACGTATTGCCTAGCGACACGGTCTAATACGCGCCTTTTGTGTTTTAGTGGAAGATTTTATGAGATAGCAATTAGGAGTTTCATTTAAAATTATAGCTTTTTTTCTATTTTCTAAATGTGCTTTTTTTATGTCTTTTTTCGATTGTCCATAATATTCAACAGCATAATTATTTTTTATTAATTCTTTACACAGCCATTTATTACCTACTTTAATATCTGCTAACCATCTACCGTATTTACCTTTTTCATGTGTTTGTAAAATTACCTCACTACCTACCGGACAAAACGATTTGTTGAATTCTTTTGCGGATAAACCGAATTTCTTTTCCTCCACATCTCTAGTGCGAGACTCCTCAGTATCAATCCCGTAAAGGCGTATACGCATATAACCGTTATCAGTACCCCTAAAAACGATACCAAAACCAAGATTAATGTCTGTAACATCTATAGTGTCTCCATCAATTATTTTCGCTACAGAAGCCGTAAAAATGTACGGTTTAGACATATTCACCTGTACGAATAATGTCTGTAAGCTCTAAAGAACGATTGCCGACTTGCCTAGCCCACCTGCTATCTAAAAACTCAGTTGCTGCGAGTTTATAATCTGCTGCCTCCATAGCTGCGTTGGCCTTTTTAAATAAACGATATTTTGTAGCCCCAAGATTGAAAAAGATATTTATTATCGCCTCTTGCCTTATTTCATCTAGGTTGCCAAACCAAGAATACTCTGCACTTAACTCTTTAATGCACCTTAGAATATCGTTAGATAGTAAATAATCTATCTCTTCATCACTCAGCCCTAGACCACTAGCAGAAATATTTCTACCTGCCCCAATATGCTCGAGGCCATTAATATCCTTATAAACGTGCTTTTTCACACCTTCGTGTCTTTTTAATTGTTCTATTAATTTATCCATAATTACCGATTATTTGTAGATGAACCTGAAAACCAAAACGCTGCCATTGTGCCTAATATTCCTGATAATTGACCTAATACTAATGAAATGATTGTCTCGTCATTAGCATCATGAGGCATAAGTGTCACGGTCATTACATACGCCCCATATAGTATTAACGCCAATATTCCAAAAACTTTAGGTGTCCAATCGTTTTTGAATGTTTCTCTGGCGTGCTGTCGGTCTTGTACTTCTGTCTTAAACGATTCTAAATCAATCTCCATCTCTTTTATACGGTCTGAAAAATCTTTATCAGCTTGTTTTACCAATACGGCTTTTTCTGGCTCTCGTTCTATTAAATCTTCTATTTCATTAGCTGTTGTATTTTCTGGCATATTTAACTTTTTAGCGACCATTTTAACGGCCATGCCAGCCATAGGGCCACCCGCACTTGACGCTATGGTCGGTGCTAGGCTCTTTAAAAGCCCACCTAATTTCATTGTAGTAACAAATACACTTTTATCAGTGCCTCTATGTTGTTAATTACTTTCCCGTGGAGTCTTCCTCCACGATAGTATCTATCGTATCGCAGACATCCGGTATTGCTACACCTGTCGTAACCTCAGTAGCTACTCGCCCTACAGACCTGATGCCTTTGTATACTCCACTGCAATACAGTTCTTTGTTGGCTATCATTTCTTGAGAAACAGTACATCCAGTCATAAGTAAACACAGCGCAGCAATTCTAAACATTTCGTTTCCTCTTTTTAGTTTCTAACAATTCTTCACCTAATTTTTTGTTTGGTTTTTTATCTTGTTCTTCTAAAAACAATGATAACCTTTTTTTATAACCTTCCATAAAATGGTCAGATAACGCATCTGACATACGCCTATCTTCATCTCTGGTTAATTTATCTGGATTAACGAAATCTACACCTGTATTTGCAAAGTATAGCATTGTTTGCGATTTACTAGGGCCATAACATAGGCGTGGTATTCTTGCTACAAGGTCAGACCCCTGTACGCAAGATATTTGATTATCCAGCGTAGTCATAGGTTTTTTAAACCCTTTGAAAAAAGTATTAGGTTTGCCGAAAGTAATTATGTTGAGGTTGTTGTGCTTTTTCCATAACTTAGCTGCAGACAATTCAGCTAATGCCCCACCTAACGAATGTCCTGTTATTAATGTACGTTTTTCAAAATCAACGTGTTCAAGGACTTTTTTCCATATAGATTTGTGAGCTAATGTAAACCCACCATGGCACATTCTACCAGCATAAGGTACTGGTATAACTAATGCGTCTGTAAACCAATCTAGCTTCTGTTCAGTGCCTCTAAAGGCTATTACATCTATTGTTTTACGTTTTGCGATATAAGCTGTTGTACTACTCCATTTTGTTTCTATTTTTATCGCATCTTCTACATTTTTTTTATAAGCCTTCATACTCCATGAGCAAGCCATGTTAAGTAATACAGGGTCTAGTTTCATTATTCAGCTCCACTACCAAATATTAAAAAAACAACACCAGCTATAACAATTATTGTGCCTACCAAATATAAAAACAATTTTGCTAAATCATGTATTAACATTTCTTCTTCTTGATTAGCTGCCAATCTAGCCGCTGCATTAGCTTTGCGTTTTACCTCGCGCTTTTTCTCTATAATTGCTGCCTGTTGTTTAATTTTTGCCCAGCGGTGTGTTTGTCCTTTTTTCATGTAATGGTCACGAATCTTCTCCATCATCTTCTCAATCCGCTCCTCTTGCTGGTCTATCGTTATTGCTTCTTCTAGTGCGGAGCCTGTCATTAAGTCATCAGTGCCAGCTTTTCTCGCATTAGCAATATGCTCCTCAACTTTCTTCTTAGCTGTGAAGAATTTACCAACCTCGCCAGCCATGTCCTCAACATCTTTTTTCTTAGCGATAAGTCCTTGAACCGTGACAAAGGCGGTGTCTAACGCTTTGATGGCTAAAATAGCCTCTCCTATCATTGCTCAATCCTCTTGCACATGGCAGTTATGTTTGTATTCACCGAGTTGAGAATAATTCTCTGAGCAAACTTTTCGCAAGTTGTTTTTTCTTGGAAACACAAGCCGCCATCATCACAATCAGATATTGCAGATATACCTCCTATAATTAAAATCAATATGAAAGCGTTCATTCATTACACGACCCGAATTTTTAAGTTAGCCGCATTTACACTCGTTACTCGAACCTTATTCTGGGCAGGAGCATCGTAGGTGTAATCAGTGCCTAATATTGCACCTTGATTAATCACATTGGCATCGTAGTTGATAGCAGTTCCACTATATGTCGGAGTGGTTGACCCACTCGCATAATAGATAATAGCTGCCAAGTCTAATGCTGTTCCAAGTGTTATCTGTGAAGCATCGTTGATGGCAGCTAGTTCAGTTGATGTCATTTGGTTTGCATAAACAAGCGGAGCAGAAGTATACTGATAGACATCTCTAACAGAATTAGCTACCACATAAAGTTTCGCACCAGAATTACCAAAAGCAATACCAGCCGGTGTAGTATCAACTGAAACGCTTACGCTGTCGTAACTTAAAGTGCTGGCTGTGTAAGCCGTTCCAAGTGTGTACTGGTACACCTTATCGTTAGTATCTCCAAGCAAGAACAGTTTGCTGCCGTCAGCATTTAATGCAATCCCTGTCATTGCGCTGTCTTGTCCTGATACAGTTGGCTGAGAAACATAACTAGCACTTGTGATATCCCAAGCCGTACTCAAATCGTATTGGTACACTTGCGTAGAAGTCACCATGAGATAAGATGTGCCATCTGGCTTAAAGACCAATCCTTCAATCGCGTAACCACCTGACGCTACATAGCTTGCGGTCGAAATATCCCAAGCCGTACTCATACTATATTGGAAAACTACCGAATTACTCGTTCCGCAAATGTAAAATCGTGTTCCATCTGGTGAAAAATCTAATCCTCTTGGGCCAGCCTCTTGACCTGACACAGAAAAGCTAGTGGTGTATGAGCCACTACTCAAGTCGTAAGCGGTACTGAGAGCATATTCATAGACTGCATCGCCCGACTCACCAATTACGAAAAACTTACTCCCATCAGATGACATGACACAATCGCGCATTGAAGTGTCTTGACTTCCTGTATAAAACGCTACACCGCTGTCTTTGGTTGCTATGCCGATATTAAATCCAGCGCCATTACCACTTGCGCTCGTCATCGCTTCTCGTAGCGCAGCAACCTCGGTATTAGTGGCAGCATTAGCCCAAGTCTCTGAACCGTAGGTAGAATTAGTATTGACCTGATAAGTACCGCCATTGTTTTTGACA